CAATAAATTTATCTTCCTGTTTTATTGCAGACTTGATTGGTTTTATTATTGGGTCAGCAACTTCTAATACTTTTTCAATACCACTGAAGGTTTTATTAACTGCGGGTATTATGGTCTTATCCGCTACCTTGCCCGCAGCTTTAAGACCGCCAAACATTGCAAGACCCTCGCCTGCATTTTTGAGTTTACCCATCAAAACACTCTCACCTTCTTCTTTTTGGAGTGGTCCCATCCCAAGTGCGTCAGATAGACCTTTTTCGTCTGAAGATAGTGCGATAAATTCTGTAAGTGCTGCACCTATTGGTAGTTTAACTGCTTTCGGTACACTACTTATAGCCTGTGCTACCTTTGGTATTTTTGATAAAGTATTTAATGCAACACCTGTTGGAGCTAATTGCGCCCCCACCCTAGCTACATCCCTGACTGTAGAATCTTGAAACTCTTCTTGTGACACTCCACTCATTGCGCCCATTGCATCGCGGAAAAGATTAGGTTTTTCTGCGGCCAATGGGTTATCAATGTCAGCACCAAACAACTCGCCAACGGATGATGCTAGTTCGCCAACTCCTTCTGCGGCTCCAAATAAAGCATTATGCTTAAACTTATTGAACTCATATAGAGCGGCCTCGTACCACGGTGTTTCATCTATCTTTTCTTTAAGATCAGGTGATACTGGTTGCTCTACTTGTGGTTGAGAAGGTGTGTCATCTTTAAAAAGCAAAGCATACTTACTTACTGATTCTGTATCTGTTGGCACTAGTTCGTCCTTAAATAATGCATCATACTTTGATTGCACTAAATCAGAAGAATTGCTTTCAAATAATGCACTATATTTAGACATGTCTTACTGTCCTAATATTTCCCTAGCCTTTTGCTTTTCTTGCTCGGTAGCATTTGGATCATCAAGTGCTTCTTGAGCAAGTTGCTTTATGTCCATTTTTGCAGGCTTAGCAGATTCTGTTTGTGCTTGTGCTGGTGTATCCAATTTACCATGTAAACTAAGAATAGCAATAGCTTGCTCCATCATTGGATTCTTCTTTGGTGCGTCACCAAACCCATATTTGGTACTGTCTTTGTATTCAAGTTGTCCATCCACAACATCGTAAGTCCTATCAATATATGCTTCAAGTTCCGCAGGATCTACACCTTGAATAATTGCTTTGTTAATATCTTTTATATATTTACCATCATTCAATGGCTGCAAGGTTTCTCCTGAGAAATAAAATCTAACTTTTTCTCCTGACGGCCCTTCTATATCGACTACTTGGCCAGGAGTGTATTGCTCTTTATTTTCTAATGCCTTTGTTAGTAATTCCTGATGTTTAGCCTGAGCAGCCTTTAAGTTATTATCTTGAACCATGCTAGCATACTTTTCACTCGTTATACTATCAGCATAATTACTTTCTGCTTGCGCAGTATTTGCTTCAGCAATTGCTTTTTTTATTGTAGGATCTTTTAGTCCTTCTTGCACACTTATGTTTAACTCCTCTACCCTTCTTTTGAGCATCGCATTCTCCTGCGTTGTTTTGCCCGCAAGTAATCCGTTTGCACGCTCCAACTGAGCAATAGAGGCATCTCCACTCTCTATGTCTTCAAAGAGTTTCATGTTCTTCTTATCGTACTCCTCGTCACCTGACATTGTGAGTTGCTGTACGATACTTGGGTCAGCAGACAGTTGTCCTTCTAGCGTTGCCTGAAGTTTATTACGCTTCTCCTTATTAAGCCCGTACTGCTGTATCATGCCTCCGATCTGACCGCCGAGATTGGCAAACATTTGCCCTTGGCTTTGCCCTGCCTTGGCGATGAGATTAGCGGCATTAGCGTTAGAGCTTAGTGCGCTTCCGTAATTACCTGAAAAGAATGGTTTTCTTGCCATGTTATTTGTCTCCTATTTTAGCTAAATAATCCCGCATTACTCAATAACCCGCCACCTAGCGCGCCCAATCCGCCAAAAATACCTGCTGTTTTACTTGCATCAGCGGCTAGTTGCGCACCGTACATATTTGCTTGGTTAGCATATTGATTACTCATGTATCCGAGTCCTGACTCAGGATTCAAATATTGGGGACCAGAGTTTAACCCATAGTTTGCCTGACCAAATACTCCCTGTCCGGCTTGTAAACTACCTCCTCCTCCTCGGCCCAACAGTGCTTGGAATGGATCGAGTGTATACTGATCCTCCATCCTTGCCAAATTACCCAAAGCATTAATGTAATTACCAAGTCCTTGCTGACGTAAGCTTTCATTCAAACGCTCTGCGTCCATCTTTGCACCTACATTAAACTGATCACTTGTCATTGCACGGGCTGCATCTCCCGTTTGTATACCTGCTTCCTGCCCTAGTGCGGATTGTGCAAATGCACGGTTTTGCATTCTACGGTTGTTGTCCTCCTGCACACGCGCTTCCGCTTCTGCGATTGCACCGCTTTGGTCAAAGGTTCTGCCCATCATGGTGGATCTCGCACGGGCGGCTTCTGCGATTTGTCTTTCCTCTCGATCTGTGAGTCCTTCATTTAACGCACCACGTGCATCTGAAAGAAGTGCGGATCGTAATGTATCCTCGCCTGTGTCAAGTTGTCCAACAGAAGCATCTCCGCTCATTGCGTAATCTCCTGATTTAAGCGCAGTAGGCAAAGTAATCGGACCATCTCCGCTTACAGTGGTTGATTTCACTAAGGTGTCAGGGTCAAGTGTTGGATCAGCGGCTAACTCTGCCTGTGTGGGCTTGCGCATACCTGTGAGGTTTTCACGCTGTTGCTCAAGGAGTACACGGGCATCATCAAGTCCTGTAGTTGTGGCAGGCTTGTAGTCCTCCATTACATTTTGATAGCGCCCTGATAAACGCTCAACATCTGCTAGGTCAGCTTCGCGTTGGCGGGAAAGATTACCGCGAGCAAGATCCTCAGTAAATGCAGATAGTCCAAGAAATTGACCATCTGCATCAAAGCCTGCTTGGCGGTCACCTGTTGCTTCTGTAATTGACTCTCCTATTTCTGATGCAAGTCCTGCGTTCACATCTTCTTGCGTGGCCTGACGGGTGGTAAATTCCTGTACATTACGACTATCTCCAAGGAGATTGATCATTCCGTCACCTGAGAATGATGCGGGTATTATTTCCGTCTGTCCTGTCTTTGATTTATCTACGATTATTTGCCCGTTGGGATCTTTACCGTAAACAGGGACTGCGTCTTTGGGCGGGATTGTAGTTGTAGTTTCTATTTTATTTTTAACAACCTCACCATACTTTAAATTTGGATCTTTTTTTAGAAGTTGGACATCTTTTAAATCATCGGCATATCCCTTAATAAAACTTGACTGTTTAAACATTTGTTCAGGTCCGCCAGGGATGGCATCAAGCTGACGATTCAAGCTATTCATATTTGATGTGGATGTAACATATTTTTGATCAACTACTTTTCCACTCTTATCCTTAAACTCCAAAACACTAAGATGGTAATCAGTTCCTCTCGCACCTCCACTTATAAAAAAACCACTTGTTCCTTTTTCCTGTTTTGTTGCATTTCTAAACCTTGCTTCAGGCTCAATTGTCTTAGTTCTAGTTGTCGCTTCCTTGCCACCTTCGTACCCAACAACCAACCTACCCTCGCTATCATAAGTACCGCTAGTTGACTCCTGTCTGTTGCCCAACAATGTCTGACGTAGAACATCTGTATCAATCTGTGCGGTCTGCTGGCGAATGGGTGCTTCAACTCCCTGAATAATATCTCCTAAGTTGCCACCCTCAAAACCTGCGTCTGCGTAGATGTCAGCATACTCACCCTGTCCGAGCAGTTGCTGCATTTGTGCTTTCATCGCGTCTGCCATTCCTTCCCCATAGGAAGGTTGCTGCGGCATTTGATAAGTTGTTCCTCCTCCACCCTTTTTTATTTCCTCCGATTAATTCTATTAAAGTCGTACCATTTTACAGGTTTTTTCTTGAGTTCGCGCATCCAACCAACAAAAGGCAGTGGATATGGAATACGCTTAATAAATTCTGAGATTGCACTGTCTCCTATTGCAGTTCTGACATACCATGCATTTGGTGCAACTATTCCCCATTGTTCATCAGGATGTTGATCAATATCTGTGCGCACTGCTTTACCTAAAAGTAATGTTTGTGGTGTAATGAATACATAGCCATATGCAGCATAAGCACTTAAATCCTTAAACATGTCACCCTTGGTGGTGTCATAAAATTCTTTAGCTCTTTCTAATATATTCATTCTGCGGTTAAATATTCGTCTGCATCAGTTGCGCTGACTGCACTGCCCAGGTTTATTCGTAACCATGCTGAACCATTGTCTACTGCGAGGCATGGACTTCCTCCGTCCCCGTTGGTGCAGTAAACCACTTTTCCCGCAGTACCAGCAGAAGGAAGACCCGCAACTGCGAAACTCTTTAGCACTACGGTTGTGTCCGTCACATCTGGAACGATTACGGTTGGTTCGCCCAACTGATTGAGATTGGATGCGGAAATATCCACCCCGGTCGCGTATGTAAAACCACGGGTCACTGTGCAGGTAATCGCCATTATGCCACCTCTCTTCTTGCATTTGCTCCTACTCCTATTGCTTCTAAGCTTAAATGTCTGAAGCTCGGTCTTCCCGCTGTGACATTTATTTCTATACTCGCCCCATAGCCACGGGTACGACCTGTACCAAATCTAAACAGTGCTTCCTCTGTGCCATCTGCGGTGTGGGTAAGAACGGTAGTGCTTGAGTCCGGGTCAAGGGTATTGACCTTAATATTAAATGCATCTGCATTAACTGTGTTTGCCCCTACCTGTCCACGTCTCCAACTCTTTACTCCTATGTCTCCAAAGGTAAAGGAGCGTGATACTAACTTACCTGCGATTGCAGTTGTGCCTGACTCGCTTGTGCTACCTATTTTTCGTCCGCTATCATCGATAGAGTTTTCTTCCATGAGATACCAACCTGTGTCATTACATGCAAATAGTCTGCGTCTTGTTGGTGCAGATCCGTGCGAGCATACTACCCAATCATCTACATGAAATGCCGCACTGCCTGCCATTGCTGGGTAGGAGTCAACGCTTGTCCAGGTGTTGGTCAGGAGGTTGAATATAAATATTGCATTGGGAACTGTTGAACTACCTGTGGGTACAGCAAGATAGTATTTATTGTCATACACCACACCACATGATTTGTCTGCTGCTGCGTAGTTTATTCCATCATTAGGATCATCAAACTGATCCTGTATGGGGCGGGTCATGGGTACTGTCTCACCACTTATTTTACTAATTGCCACCCCAAGCCCTTTGGCTGGATCTGTGCCGGGAGATAATACTATTACTCCATTGTCAGATAGGAAAAATGTTTGTGGGCCAGACTGTGCGATTGATTTGCGTGCCACACATCCATGCTGTCTTGTGATCTCATATGTGTTGGCTGCGGAGGTAGTCGCAATGTTATTGATCATGTGGATGCTGTTACGCATAAACACGATTAACTGATCTTCTTGGTAAGGAAAAAATCCTACTAGTTTATCTGCACTTCCTCGATTTATTCTAAATTGACTGTCACCTGTCGAGTAATTATCCGTGTCTAATAGATCGGACATCAAGACTGTATAGTTACTATCTGTGGGTTGCGGTATAATTAAACGATTCCTAAAGAATACACCATAGTCTGTGTTTGGGCATTGTATGCGTCCTGCACCTGGGCTTCCATTTGCTTTGACTACAAAGTCTGTAGGTGAACTGTAATTGCCATCCCATTCGAGCGGTGTCTTGTCCTTGCCACGAAACAAAATTAGCTTCTCAAGGGATTGTACAAAGCTTGCATTGTCCGCTTCTGCGACTATCTCACCACCAGGATAATCAATAGCGATACCACTATTATTTGCATCGTTCCAAATGATTGCTTTTGTCTTGGTGGCTGCCACTACAAACTCTGTGCCTGTGGCTGGGTCACTGAATAAAGTGCTGGCAAACACACGCTCATCTGTGCCGTTGTAACTTAGTGTGACACTGCCTGCTAGGAAGTCTATTCCTTTGCGGGTTTCTGCAAGATCGCCAGACAGACGCATATTCTCGCTAGTCTGTACAAACCCACCCTCTAAACTAGTTTGTTCTAAATGTGAATTGATACCACGAAATCCACGATCCCCGTCTTGGAGGATTTGATCATCGAGTCTGCCAGATGTGCGATATCGTGCCATTTCACTTTTTCTTTAGTTCTTGGTATAATTTTCGTCCCATGTAGACGATAGTGATAATCCCTGCTACACAGCCAAACAGACTGTCTAATGCAGATAGGCCAAAAGTGGCTAATGTACCACCCATCCCGAATATTGAGGTGCGGTCGATCATTAGAACAGTAGGTCTAAGATGATGATACCAATGACTAGTCCAACAAATACCGTTATCATTTTCCCTTTTTTCGAAAGTTCTAAAAATTTATCTCTCAGTAGTTCAAAGTTTCTCATTGGGAGTGCTTGGTTTGGGAGGGAATGGTGCGCGAGTTTGATGCTTAATCGCTTCTGTCTTTGAGCAGTTTTGAGCAGTTCGTTTTGCAATAAAGATTGGAATGGCTAAGTATCCGGCGAGCAAGACTGCGGCTCCGATCAGGATCTTCTTTACCGTGCTTGTGAATTTCTCAAAGCCTGTTTGGTGCTGTGCTAATCCAGCCGTCACTAAACCTTGCACATCGCCGTGAGTTATGGAATTTACGAGTTCCTTTTTTTCGTCTGATAGTTCGTAAATTCTTGCACCGGCATACGCTGTTCCCGCACCGAGTGCCGCACCGCCTGGACCGGCAATCCCGCCCAAAGCCGCACCGCTTACCGTTGCGGCGGGAGTTACTAGGGATCGCATCGAACATCCTGTCAGGCAGATTAACATAAGCACTATAAAGCCTCGGATCACTGTCCTGTGGCATCAGGGTCAAACTGTGCTAAGGTCGCATCAGATGCTCCTGCGGTAGTCTCGGCTACATAGATTTTCTTTGTATCAGTAGCAAAGTATATTTCGCCCTGCGTAGCTTCCTTTTTAAACTTCGACTTGTTTGTGTCCGTCCCTGTTTTCACAGCGATGGTGTAGTCTTTGCGATTTAACTTTTGCTGAGCCATGACTATTAGGTTGCGATTCCTGCGTTAATACAAGGTGATCCTGGACGAAGTCGGTAGTCATCACTAGCAGAGTCTACGAATAACGGATTTGAAAAAACATTATTTGTTCCACCGCTTGTGTTACCTGATCCGAATTGAAAGAAACAACAGTTAGAGGAATTGGCATCCGTTTGGTCACCTGATGTAATGACATTGTTAGCTGTGTCATCAGTCACAAAAATGCTATTCTTAGCAATCCCACTCGCAAGGATAGAAGTAAGGCACGATACAGCGCCAGCACTTCTTCCGTTTAAGTCGGTGATAAAAAGTGTGTTGCCCTCATATTTTCCAAAATTCCCCCAATCTCTTCCATAATTTGTTCCCGTGGTCAGACTTAGTTTCATCATTGTGTTAGTCAAACTTACGCCTGATGTACGGATGTATAGCATAAATGAGTTTGCAGCCTCTACAAAAAGCTGATCACCCACACTTGTTGCTCCGTAAATTTCAATTCTAGATGAGTTTGAAAGTGAAACTTTAAACTTTTTTGCATTTACAGAATTACTTGATGATCCAAAAACAACATCTCCTGACCCTGTTATAATTGCCGCATGAAGATTTACGGCCTCATATGTCACGCCTGACGCGTCAAATGTCCCTACAGCATAACTGCCATCGTTAAAAAGAATCTTACCGCCACTTCCTGCGGCTGTTTCCGCAGTAGATAATTGAGAATAATAATAAGGATCTGCTTCTGACCCCGCGCCTGTGCCTGAACCTGGTTGAATATATACTGTTGCCATAATTTTAGTTTGTTAGAGTGATTACGAAATTGTCCCGCCTGAGATTAAA